CATCGGCTTCAAACTCCGAGTGATGTCAGTTCGAATCTGACCATGGGCACCAATATGCTGTGTTAGTTCAATGGTAGAACATTGGTTTGTGGAACCAACTACAGAAGTTCGATTCTTCTACACAGTACCATTATGGAGGGTTGGCTGAGTGGTCGAAAGCAGCTCATTGCTAACGAGTCGGACGCTAATACCGTCTCATAGGTTCGAATCCTATACCCTCCGCCATTAAACAAATAAATAGTCATATACATTCTTTTTAGAGAATATCATGGCTAAAAATCTTATTTGGAAAATATCTAAAACTATTAGAACTGTTAAGAATAAATGCGGTTCATACACCACTTATACAAAATCATTAGGTAAATGGAAAGCTAGTGGATTTTCGAAACGTAAAAGTGCAAAAAAATAACATATCCCGCAAGCATTAAGGGGCGATGTATCGGTCTCCAAAACCGAAGAGCAGGGTTCGAGTCCTTGGCGGGATGCCATAGTTATATTATTAAATGAGAATATAGGTTTAGTATGTAAGCATATAAATACTTGATGAAATAAAAAATGTTTCCTATGAGTTATATTATTTTAACAAACATAGGAGAAAAATAAATGGCAGATATGGATGAAAAGAAATTGACGCAATTATCAGAACAGATGGCAGCTAATGCTAGTAAAAGTGGACTGGTTGAGAAACTAGTATTTGCTGGTATTCCGATTCTGTTTTCTTGCGTTGTATATCTTATGAATTCTCTTTCTACTGCTAGTAATGAAATTATTCAATTAAAAGCAAAAATTGCGGTCGTTGTAAACGCTGATAATAAGGCTATTCCTCCACAAGGAACAACGATTGATATGGCTCAGATTAGAGAACATTTAAACGAAAAGATTGATAAGGTAGAAAAAGAAGCTGCGCTTGCACGTGCAGCTATGACATTAGATAGAGAAAAGTCAATAGCTCTAAACCAAAAAACTACTCTAGATATGCAAGCGGATGCATCTGCAGCTAGAGCCTCTATTCGTATGGATATGTTAAAGATGTTTGGTGATCTCGAAAAAAGATTAATGGTAATAGAGTTCCAACTAAAGAAGTAAATAGTTTATATATTAATCAGATTGTTTAGGTTTCTTTTTCTTTTCTTCTTTGCACTTATTATCATCAAAAATTGGATTATATATATTTGCTAGGCAATTTTCGGTCATGAATTTTTTCACCACAGTAATTGGTATAGCCAAACCAATAAATGTGGCATCGCGATGACCAGCAGCGGGAACACCAATAAGATAACCTCTAGAGTTGTAGAGCGCTCCACCTGAATTGCCTCCGTATATACCACCTGAGAATTGAATCATAGCCAATTTCTCATTACCAGTCCACGGAAATTCGAATGTTCGATTTAGATTAGAAATAATACCCTCAACAACTGTTGCATCATTTCCAGCGGGATTACCAACAACATATACTCGTTCGCCACGAGTTATATTTATATTATCTGGTAATATTTTACTAGATATCTGATGTGGTATAATTGATTTAATTTTAAGGATAGCTAGATCTACTTTTTTATCTTCTGCTATTATTTCTGCAATATACGAAGCTGTTGAAACTTTAGCGAATCCATTATAACCATGTTGTTCAACATTAACGTCTGCATATTTACGTACACGAACCTTTTTAGTATATCCATTAGGATCTGTTTCTTCTCTTTCTATAAAAGAAACTAAGCTATCGATACAATGATAATTGGTTAATATTAATTTTTCTTCAACTGAAATAAGAGTTCCGGAACATCCACGATTTACAACGAAATTCGTTTGATCTATTACCTTATTCATTTGTTCAAGAGACCATTCTGAAGCATTAACCAAATTAATAGTTATTATCGATATTATTATTGCTAATATTTTTGTCATAGTATCCTCCTTCATAGATTATTTATAAAGGAAGTTAATTTAAAAATATTTCTAATACTCTATTAACAAATTGAGAACGCTCCAGTTTAAATACTTGGGGCGTTTTTTCGTTATCTACTGTTATAATAATTACAATTTGAGGAACAGCAATCTTGTAAATCCATTCAAACATCATTGCGTAACATGTAGATTGTAGAAAATAACTCTCGATCCATTCAGCTTTTTTTAATTTACGACTAGTTTTAAAATCAATGATAGAAAGAGTGCCATCAAACTCGGCGACAAGGTCTGTGCGACCAGCACACTTTAAAGTTCTATTATATAATGGTAGCTCTATTCCCAATATATTATCTACATGATTGTCTAAAATTTCTTTAATAGATTTAAAAGATTCTATATTAACAGGCATTTCGTTTCTATAGATATCTTCTTCATTTAGGATATATCTTTCTGCTATTTTATGTATAGAAGTTCCACGACGAGCAGCTTGAGTAGAAATTTTATTGGCTTCTTCTTCACCAACTCTTTTTCTCCATTCAAGCAGTGCTGTTTTATCCATTTTTTCAGAAAGAATAGAAGTTACTGATTTTAGTTTTGTAACTTTATCTGGCATAATATAATAACGTTGACCATTTATGTTAGTTGTTTCCAACTCAACAAATGGTACTAGTTTATGTGTAAAGTTTTTACGCAACAATTTTCATTCTATCCTTTTGTATAATATAATCTTTCACCATTGAGCTTCTAACGATATCATTTTCATTAAAATCTACAAAATGAAAAGACTTCATTCTTTTAATAATTTTCATAAAATCGACTAAACCGTTTTTTTCGTGTTCGGTAGTAAAATCAGATTGACGAAAATCTCCACAAAATATAATTCTACAATTTTTACCAACACGTGTTATGACCGAATCTAATTCGTGTAAGGTCATGTTAGCAATTTCATCAACGATAATTATACAATCATTTAAGGTAATACCACGAATAAAAGATGTACTTATAAATTCTATTAAATTTTTAGATTTTAAATATTCATATGCATCGCTTTTACCAAAAAGTTCTGTGCAAATAGCATAATAAGGGGCTTCGTACACTCTGGCTTTTTCTTTCGAATTACCAGGCAGAAACCCCATATCTCTTGTAGGTACAACAGATCTAACTATAATAAGTTTTTTATAGATAGAATTTTCGGATAAAATCTGATTTAATGCAAGATACATAGACACAAAACTTTTACCTGTTCCAGCTATGCCATGTAACATCAAATTTTTATTTTGATGATAAGCTTCAAAAGAGTTTTTTTGATTTTCTGTTAAAGGTTCTATATGTTTAAGATTAAAATTTATTTTTTCCTGTATGTTTATGTTACCATTTTGTTTAAGGATTCTTTTTTCTTTTCTTGTTAATCTTTTATTATCCATTATTAACCTTTAAAATGTATTAATAGTGCTCCTTGACAATCCTTTAGAATGTTTTTTCTTCATATCTTTTAATAGATCACGAAAACCTTGATCTGGTTTATTCGTACCTCTACCAGAATGAATAAGAGGAGCACCATTTACTAGTTGTGTTATGTTAGGATTATCCTTCAAATACTTCTCAAGAGCTGAAATACTCATAAAATCTTCAAACTCTTCGCTAGTGTCATTATTTAAAAATTTATATGTAGGCATTATCTAGTTCCATATTGGTAATTATCTTCTTCCCAATAATCATCATCATCTTCATCTTCAGACAAAGCATCTATATCTTTTGTCTTAAGAGCTCGTTCCATACGTTTAGCATTTGTCCTTTCTAGGTAATTACTACGATTATCATACATATCTTCTTCTTCGTAAGCATAATCGTTTTTCTTGAATTTCTTAATATACTTAGTCATTAAAATAACCCTGGGAGTCCTTCTACTGCGTGTTGAATTGTTATACCCTTGAATGGAAGCTTTTTGTCTTTCATAGCACAAAGTAACTTCGCATCTTTAGGATCGACGTTTTCGAGCAATTCTATAAACATTTGCTCGCGTTTTGTCTGAGGAATATTGGGATGAAATCCTTCGACAAAATATTGAATTTTTCTTGCTTCGTGTATTAGTATGTGTTCTTGGTCTGGAAGATCATTTGGCTTGTATGGTGGTTCTCCTTCTGGTAAAAGAAATTTTACTTTGGGGTCAAATACTCCTTGTAAAATTGTTCTTAAAACAAAACTGTCGTTAGCTTTGATAGCATCCACTTTTTCTTGTGTCTTTTTAAGCTTACTTACTTTTTCTAAAAATTCAGCTACACCAATTTGCATTAAAATTCTCCAATATGTTCTGTTAAATTTTTCAATCGATTTGCAATAAAATAGTTCAACAATTTATCACGTGATTTATTTTTTTGTTTCTCATAAGATTCTATAACTTTTGTTTTAATTTCAACAGGAATCAAATTCAAATCAATAAGAGCTTTGTTTCTGTAATAATTATTAAAATTAGGATGATCGAATTTTCCATCTAAACCAAGTTCGATAAGAGCATCGATCTTCTTTTGTGTTAGAGGTTTCTGACGTTCTCCAATAACAAAACAATTATCAACAGAAAGAACATTAGGAACTCCATCACCAGAATCTCCCTTGAGGATATGTTCTTCCAAATAACGTTTAGGATTATTATGAGATACCCACTTTTTACGAGTAGGATCGTATTGTTTCACCCAAGGACGAGTGTGAAGCTGAATGAAATCTTTATCGCCAGATAGAATTAGAATTTTTTCGCTACCGATATTAGCATCGGGATCGTCATAATCTACAAGCGTAGCAATAATATCGTCTGCTTCAGCAGATTCGATATCTAGAACTCTGTAAGGAAAATAATCTTTAAGCTCTTGGCGAACCTTATTCATACATTCGAAAATCTGTTTCCAATCGAGCTCAGAAGTTTCCTGACTCTTTTTGCGATTAGCCTTATAATAAGGGAACTTCTGTTTACGCCAGTAGTTGGTATTGTCACAAGCAATTACCATTTCACCATATTCTTCGCCAAACTTAACACGATAAGAACGTAGGGAATTAAGGATCATATGGCGAACCATATTTTCTTCTAGTTGTGCATTAGTATGGTTACCAAGTTGCATAAGCAAATTGGACAACATAACCTGATTCATATCAACGATAATCAAATTTCACCTTTAGTTTGTTTCAGTTATATTGAATTTTAAGTTTAGAGATTCAGATATTTTTAATGTATTCAATTCTTTTTCAACCGGAATGAAAACACTATTCGCTATTTCTTGGAATGGATGATATATACCATAATATTTACACATAAACGATCTTAATGATTCTACGATAAATGCACCATCTTTCATAAATTCGGTTTCTTCAGAAACATCAAATCCTGCTAATTCTATTTTCGCGAAAATATGTGGAAGCATTTCCGACATAGTTTCTTGTATATGATACAATCTTATATTTTGTACATTTTGCTCAACTTCTTTTTGATCTAAGAACGATTTAACTTTTTCGTTCTTTTTAGGAAACATTACTACGTTGTTACTTTCCATATTTTTCTACTTTTTATTATACCCCGAACCCGGATATATGTCAATATTTATAATTGAATAGATTTAGGGGTTTTTGAGTTTGTTTTTCTTACATGTTGTGCCATAGAATGCATAATAATTTGATGACAATCTTCTACAATTCCATAATTGTTTGAGTTTACGTGCACTGATATCTGAGCTAGATCTTTAGCTTTCCCCCCATCAAATCCAACTAGAGCCATCGTAGAAAGATTATTCTTTTTTGCCATTTTTAGTGCATTAATGATATTGGGAGAATTTCCGCTAGAACTAATTACAAGTAATCCATCGTTCCAATCACCAAACCATTCTATTTGTTTAGAAAATATTTCTTCAAATCCAATGTCATTACCTATAGCAGTAATTAAAGAAACATTAGAAGCTAATGGAACGACGAAAGGTTTTATATTTGTATCTGTACAAATACCTTTAGAATGATCACAAGAAAAATGTTCGGAAATAGCAGCAGAACCTCCATTACCACAAACGAATAAACGTCCATTTGATTTCGATATTCGAACAATTTCTTCTACCATAAAATCAATCCATGTGGTGCTTACGGTATCTAAAGCAGCATTAAGCATCTTTATGTATTCAGAAAAATCTTGCTTCATGAAAACATCTCTATTTTAGAACCATATTCTACGAATTTAAATTCAAAACGATTATATAAGTTCATTTTATATAAAAATGTTTGATGATTTTCTTCTGGAACATAAAATAACATATATCCTCCACCACCAGCTCCTAAAAGTTTACCACCAATAGCGCCTGCTCTTAGAGCATCATCGTATATTCTATCTATGGATAAATTACTTATATTCGATGATAATTTCTTTTTTGTTAACCAAGATTCGTGTAAAAGAGAACCAAAAGAATCTAATTTTCTATCTAATAAATGTTTAATAGATTGTTCTGTAAGTTCTACCATTTTACAAGTATCATCTATAGTTTTTATATTTGTTTTTAAATTATTAACTTGCACTGAAAGAATAGAAGATGCTTGACGGTTTATACCGGTATTATACATAAACAAATTATTTTCTAATTTATTTAATGTAACAGTATCAATAGGTAATGGAGTTACAGTTATATTGTTCTTATTAAACTTCATTATATTTAATCCACCATATACGGCTGCATACTGATCTTGTTTACCGATTGGTTCGTTACACATTTCTATTTCAATTTGACAAGCTAACTCTGCCAAATCTCTTTTATTAAAATTAAATCCTAGATGTTTAGCAAGAGCATGTAAAA